TTATCATCAAGCGGCTGGAAGAAGAGTCGGATGGCGCGCGGCGTCAAGTCTACTTGGTGACCGTCAGAAGCGGACGCTATGGCGGAAGTGACGCTTATTACTGGCGCTTCGTGGAGTACGGCCACAAGTTTGTGCCGCGCAACAAGAAAGTCAGCAAGAAGACCGGCCGCACGATCGGCTGGAAGGCGCACCGGCGAGCTGCTGAGCTGGAGTACGGCACGGCTAGCGCGCCAGCATACCCGTTCATGCGCCCGGCCTACGAAAGCAAAAAGCACGAGTCCGTCGACATGATGACGCGCACTCTGGCCGAACAGATCGCAAGGAATTCCCGATGACCCCTGAGGACCATATCGACGCCGTGCTGCAGCAGCTGGCGGGCGGCCGCGTATTTCCCGACGTGGCGCCGCAGGGCACCGAGCGGCCGTTCATCACCTACCAGGCGGTGGGCGGCGCGCCGATCAACCTGCTCACCGGCGAGAAGCCAGAGAAGCAGCCGCACCGCATGCAAGTGAACTGCTGGGCCGCGCATCGCGCCGAGGCGTCCGAACTGGGCATGCTGGTCGAGGACACCCTGCGCTCTGCCGGTGCCGCGCTGCAGACCGAGGTGCTGACCGGTCGGGTTGCGACCTACGACGAAGAAACCGACCTACGCGGGACTATGCAGGACTTCCAGATCTTCTGCTGACCCGCCCCCCAGTATCACACCCAGCCGCTCCCGAGAAATCCGGAGCGGCTTTTTCTTTGCCCGGCCGCCGGGCGCTTACCCCTGAAAGGCACCTATGCAACTGCCCAACAACATCGCGTTCGCCGTGGCGACCGCATTCGCTGCCGCTGTCAGCATCACCGCGATCACCAATGCGACCGAAGCTGTGGCTACCGCGACGAATACCTTCGCCACTGGTGATTTTGTCGAGTACATCGGCGGCTGGAGTGACGCTACCGGCCGCGTCTTCCGCCTGAAGGCCGCGTCCGGCACTTCGTTCACGTTCGAAGGCCTGGACACCTCCGATACCAGCCTGTTCCCAGTCGGCGCTGGCACGGGGACTGTTCGCAAGATCACCACCTGGGTGCCAATCACCGGTGTGGTAGGCGCCGAGATCTCGGGCGGGGATGGCAAGACCGTCGAAGTGCCGCTGCTGGACAGCGACATGCCGCTGCTGCTGCCGGACGGCTTCACTGCCACCAGCGTGACCCTGACAATCGGCGACGAGCCGACCGCTGCGCACCATCCTGCCCTGAAGAAGATCTCGGACAGCGTGGCCCTGACCTGCCTGCGCGCGATCATCCCGGGCGCCGGCGCTGGCGTGCTTCTGTACGCAGGCTATGCCAGCTACAACGAGTCGCCAAGCCTGTCGAAGGGCAACGTGATGGCGACCAAGGCCGTGTTCACCCTCCAGAACAAGGTCGTCCGCTACTAAGGTTTTGCCAGCCGGCGCAGCGCTGACGGCGCCGGCCTTCTCAGCCGCGGGGTCGCCCCTCGCGGTCTTTTTTCCTCCTATCGAAAGACAAAAATCATGGCATCGAAAGCAACCAAAATCGTCCTGGGCAAGCGTCCGGAGTCGTTCAAGAAAACCGTCACCGCCACCATGCTGGACGGCTCGACCGGCTGCATGGAGGTCGAATACCGCTACCGCAGCCGCACCGAGCTGGCCGAGCTGACCGATCAGATGCAGGCCAAGCTGAAGGACGAAGCGAACGCCGAGATCGAGCGCTTCAACGCTTCAGTCGAAAAGGCCAAGCAGGCCGGCGCCGCTATCCCAGAATTCACGATGACCCAAGCCGAAATCGTGAAACGCCAGACGGCCGTCGCCGTCCAGTACATCCAGGCCATCGTCGTCGGCTGGAACCTGGACGCCGAATTCGACAAGGACGGCATCGCCGAGCTGGTCGACACGCTGCCAGCCATGGCCGAGGCGATCAAGGACGACTATCGCGCCGCGATCAACGAAGGCCGCCTGGGAAACTGAAGGCGATCGGCACTGCCATGTACGAGCCGGGCCTGACGAAAAAGGACCTGGCCGACATGGCTGCCGGCGGATTCACGCTCGACGATTACCCTGAGGAGATCGTCGAGGTCTGGCCAGAGAACTGGCCGGCCTACATCCTGTTCTCGTTCATGCGCACGCAATGGCGCTCGAGCGGGATGGGCGTCATCGGCCTGGATTATGGGCCGCTGTACAGCAAGATGGACCGCATGGGCCTGGACCCTGCCGCCTATGACGACCTCGAGGCCGACATCCAGGCGCTGGAGTTCGCTTCGATCGCGGCTATGAACGACCGGGACGAATAGGTGCCAATTCTGGCACCTTGCTTGTGCTGGTGTAACATTTCACCTCCAACATGGGAGGTGATATGCAGCGATTCATTCTGGCAGCCGCGCTCTGCCTGGCGAGCGGCGCCGGCCTGGCGTCCATGCCGTGCGATAAGCCAGAGTACCTGCAGCTCAAGTCGGCGGATAAGGCCGAGCTGCAGCAGGAGTTTTGCAGTGCGACGCGGAAGCACAGTCTCAATCTCAAGCTGCAGGAGGGGACGCGGCAGACAATCTCCGAGCTGCGATCGATCGGCGCAGATGTTACGAAGCATGTCGCCCAAAGCGACGATGACCTTAAAGCCGCGCTGTCTTGCTCGAAGGCGGCCGCGGAATATGCTGGCGCGATCGAGCGCCGCTTCAAGAGTAAGCCCCCAGCGGTGAAGGCATGCCTCTCACCGGGCGGGATATGAGCTGACGTCAAGTCGGCATAGAGCAACTGAGCCACCTTCGGGTGGCTTTTTTTATTTGGGTTTCGCCATGGCCGATATTGTCAATAACGCAACAATCATGGTCACGGCCGACTCCACTGGAGTTGAAGCAGGACTGCGGCCGGCTATCGATGCAGCGACTCGCGCAGGGCAGACCATCGGGCAGACCGGCCAGCGCGCCGCTGGCGCGGCACGCGCTGTCGAGACCGCGCAGCGCAACATCATCGCGTCGATCCAGCGAACCACGATGGCTATGGAGGCCGGCGGCCGCACCACTGCAGCGTACTATGAGGCGCAGGCGCGCCAGCGCAACGTGGATCCGGCTTCGCTGACGCCATATCTCAACCAGCTGCGCGCGGTTGAGGCCGCGCAGACGCAGACGGCCGAGTCGACTCGTGCACAAGCCGCGGCCGCGCGCGAGCTCGCCCAGGCTCAGTCGAACAAGGAATCGTTCCTGGCCAGCCTGCGCGAGCAGATCGCGCTGTTCGGGAAGTCCACCGAAGAAGTGCTCCGGTATCGCGCCGCACAGGCTGGCGCTTCGCAAGAAGCGTCGATGCTGATCCTGCAGCTGCAGAATATGCGGTCCGCTCAGGAGCAGGTCGAGGCATCGGCGCGCGCGGCGGCTCTCGCCCAGCGAGAGGCATCGCAGGCGGACGCTGCACGCAACGTCTACCTCGCCGGCCTGCGCGAGCAGATCGCCTTGTTCGGCCTGTCGACCGACGAGGTGCAGCGCTACCGCGCCGCGCAGCTTGGTGCCGCCAATGCTGCCGAGCCACTGATCGCTCAACTTCGCGACCTCCGACTGGCGCAGGAGCAACAGACTTACGCCACCAGGATGGAGGCCGCGGCTCAGCGGGAGCTCGCGCAGGGGCAGGCCTCGCGTACCTCATTCATCAAGGGTCTCGAGCAGCAGGTCGCCGCGATCGGCAAAACGCGCACCGAAATGCTCGAGCTTCAGGCTGCACAGCTGGGGGTGACGAACGCAGCGAAGCCGCTGATCGACCAGCTCCGCGCTCAAGACCAGCAGTTCCGCAACGGCGGCATGTCGGCAGCGGCCATGAATGCGGCACTCCGCGGCGTGCCGGCGCAGCTTACCGACATCGTGGTCAGCCTGCAGGGCGGCCAGGCGCCACTGACTGTATTCCTGCAGCAGGGCGGTCAACTGCGCGACATGTTCGGCAGTGCCGGGCTTGCTGCGCGTGCTCTTGCTGGTGCGGCACTGTCACTGGTAAATCCGTTCACAGTGGCAGCAGCAGCTGGCATCACCTGGGCAGTGGCCTTCAAGCAGGGCCACGACGAGACGGTGCGCTACTCGCGCGCGCTCATCATGACCGGCAACATCGCCGGGACGACCGCCGGCCAGATGGCCGATATGGCCGCCCGCATGGAGGACATCAACGGCTCACAACGTGTGTCGTCTCAGGCCCTGGCCGCGCTGGCCAGCACTGGCGCCATCGCCGGATCAAACCTCGAAAAGTTCGGTACCGTCGCTGTTGATGCCCAGCGTGCACTGGGCCAGAGCGTCGAGGACACCGCGAAGCAGTTCGCCTCGCTCGGCAAGGACCCGCTTTCCGCTCTTCGGAGCATCGGCGATCAATACGGCTTCGTCACGACCGAGGCCTATCTGGCTGTGAAAGCGGCGCAGGAGCAGGGGCGCATGATTGACGCCGCCAGCCTTGCGCAGAACGCATACGCTGATGGCGTGGCCAAGCAGAAGGAGAAAGTCCTCCAAACCTTGGGCGCTTGGGAGCGCGGCTGGATCAACATCAAGACTGCCGCCAGTGGCGTGTGGGACGTGGTGGTTGGGCTTGCTGGCGGCCGCGAGGAGGGGCCTGCGGAGCAAACTGCGGCTCTCGAAGCTCAGATCAGGGAGCAGGAAAAACGGGTCGCGCGCCTGAGGGAGGCTGGTAGGCGGCGCGATGGCGAGAAGTACGATGAGACGAAGGATCGCGACGTCCAGGGCGCCAATGCCATCATTGCGGCCAATCAGCGCGAGATCGACAGCATCAACAAGAAGGCAGCCGCCGAAAAAAAAGCAGCCGAGGACGAAAGCCGAGCGGCACAGCGGCAGGCGGTGGAACGAGAGTGGGCGGACAAGCAAAAGATCCTGCTGACCCGTAGGGAGCAGCGCGATCGAGCGTTGGAAGCGGCGCAGACCCGCGGCACGGAATTGGGCATCCCCCAAGAGGCCATCGATAAGCAGCTGCTGGCAATTCGTCGCGAATACAACGATGTCTTCATCGCCGGCATCGACGCCAGCATGACGGCACTGCGCAAGCGCGGCGAGTTGGAAGATGTGCTCGCCGAACGTGCACTGGCGCAGATTCAGGCACGGCGCGCTGCGGGCGAAATCACAGAGGATGATGCACTCCGCCAGGCTGCAGCAACGGACCTGGCAAAGATCGACGCGACTAAGCGCGGATTGCAAGAGCAGCTTGGCATGACTCGAGCCAAGATCAATAGTGAGCGCGAGCAGCTCGACCTGCAGGGGCAGATTGCGACGCTGGGCGCCCAGCGCGTTAATCGTGAAAAGCAGCTGCAGGATGACCTCGCAGCTTCGCAGCGCAATCGCTCGCAGGCGAGCATGGACCTCTACATGCAGGGCATCGAGGCGGCCAATGCTGAACTTGCCGGTCTGGAGGAGCAGGTCAAGGCGCAGCGCCTGGCCAATGAAGAGATCGGCCTGAGCAAAACGGCGCTGGCCGATCTCCAACTTGAGCGGATGAATGCGGCAGCCGCTGCGAAGGAACAATCTGCAGCGGAGCTCGATGCACTCGATCCCGGCAATGCGCTGGTCGAGACGTACCGTCGCCAAGCGGAGGAGCTGCGCAACTTGGGGGCGGCTCGCCGCGAGGGTGCCGTCAAGCTGGATGCGTTCGAGACCAACAAGAAAGCGTTGGACGAGCTGAACCAGTTCCTCGATCCCGCACGCGCGCAGACTTTCGGCGATGCGCTGCGCGAGGCATTTGGTGGTGCTGGCGAATCGATCTCGAAGATGACCGCTTCGCTGGAGGGCTTCGCCCAGCGGCAGGCGGAAATCGCGAAGAATCGCGCTACCGCTGAGGCGCAGCGCGGCACGAAGGACTTCGACGAGATCAAGTACCAGAAGGCGATCGCCGAGCTGAACGAGCGCGAGACGCGCAACCGCCTGGCCGGCTATGGCGCCATGACGTCGGCAGCCGCCGGATTCTTCGGTGAGCAGAGCCGCGGCTACAAGGCACTGCACGCAGCGTCGCAAGTGTTTCACGCCGCTGAGTT